CCGACCGGTGTTGGCGACGGTCAGCTACAACGAGGCAGCTCGGCTCCTCGACGGCGGCGAGCAGGTCGATGGTGTGCCGATGCCGGCTGCGATCCGCGAGTGGATGGCGCCGTTCGTCGCCGAGCACTACAAGGCCGAGCCGCGGCGCAAGGTCCGCCGCCGCGATCCGTTGCGCGACGAGAGTCCACGTACGTCGGGATCGCGCAAGCCCATCGATGAGCGCGAGCGCTGAATGAGCCGCGATGCCGATCAGCCGGCGGAGCGGCCGGCAGCCGAAGAAACCTTCCTGCAGCGCTGGGCGCGGCGCAAGCATGCGGCCAGCCGGGACTCGGCGGCCGCGCGGGAAGCCGCGCCTGCACGGGAAATCCCGGTGCGCGAGCAACCATTGCCCGCGCTCGGCCAATCGCCTGCGCGCGTGCAGCCGCTCGCGCCAGCGCCTGCGCCGGCTGAGCCGAGCACCGCGAACAACGCCGCGCCCGCGGAGCCCCCGGCACCGCTTCCACCCATCGAGTCGCTGACGTTCGATTCCGACTTCAGCGCCTTCCTCGCCCCGCACGTACCCGAGGAGTTGAAGCGCCAGGCGCTCAAGAAGCTGCTGCACGATCCGCGCTTCAACGTGATGGACGGGCTCGATGTGTACATCGACGACTACTCCACGCCAAGCCCGCTTGCGCCCGAACTCATGCCCGGCCTCGCGCAGGCGCAGATTGAAAGATATCTGAACCGCGCACTGATCACGCAAAGCTGGAAAGTTTACCATGACTGCTGGAAACATGAGTTGTTAATTCCTTTCGGGAGGTTACAGATCGCAGGAGCTTCACCAGGGCCAGCTAGTCCGGTTGTGAAGTACTACGATATCAATGGCTCACAACAAACCCTTACTGAATCTGGTTATTACTGGGTCGTTACTACGACAGACCCGGCACGCATAGTACGAAAGTATGATGCCACTTATCCGGAATTGCAGTACGGGCGACCGGACGCAATTGAAATAGCGTTTACTGCTGGTTTCGGGAGCGCTGCGACTGCAATTCCGGATGAGATAAAGCATGCAATGAAGCTACTGATCACAAACTACTACGAACACCGTGGTGATGTGGTGATAAGCCAGAGCGTTGGGAAAATACCATCGTACATAACCGATCTGATCCATAGTTATAAACTGTATGACTTTTGAAAATACAGGTAGTTATACCGTTGTGGAAAAGGCCGGAGGTTACTAGGTTTTGTTTTGATGAGCTTAAAAAACTCATGTCACAGACAAAGCATGAGTTAAGAGTACTGTGTGTAATAAGCGAGGCTGACTACATAAAGGTTTGTGATGAGTACGGGTTCAACTGGATCTATGCAGACAACAACCCTTTAGGTGAAAAGATAAACAAAGGCATCAGGCGCGCGCTGGAGTTCAAAGGCTGGGATTATCTGATGATGATGAACAGCGATGACGTTATCAAAGCCGACCTGATAGACAAGTATTACGAACCGTTCTTTGAAAGCAGAGAAAAGTTTTTCGGGATAAGCAGCGTGACGTATGTGAACTTTTACACCAAAGAAGCGAGGCAATTTGATTACGAGTACTCGGTTTTAGGAATTGGAAAGTGCATCAGGCGTGACGTTGTTGAGGAATTAAAAGGAGCGCTTTACAGACCAGAGTTAAACAAATGCCTGGATGATACCATGATGGACAACTTAATGAAGATTAAAGTTTATCCGAGAATGGTGCGATACGAAGGCATGTTAGCAATGGACTTCAAGAGCGATGTTAATATCTGGCCGTGGGAAAAGTTTAAGAACAAAGGGAAGGAAGTATGTTACAGTCCAGCGTAAGACGCGGTGAGCTTGATCGGGAAGTGACTTTCATAAAGAAGGTTACAGAAACCGGATCAGCTAATTCTACCAGGATAACCGGATGGATTGAAGTAACTACCGACCCGACAGTATCAGCAAAGAAAATTGATTTGAAGGGCGACACGGTGATTATAGCCGACCGCCCGACATACGTGCAAAACACAAAATTCATTGTTGATCACCGGACAGATTTGACAACAGAAAACCGGGTAGCATGTGAGGGTAGAGTTTACGAGATCATAGCAATACTGGATAACAACAGTTCGCGAGAGTTCTATAAAGACATTGTCTGCAACCTTTTGGATACAGAAGTATGGACGTAAAAATAAGACTTACAGGCGTGAAGGAGATTGACGCAGTACTCAAAGGTTTGCCGCTTCAGGTGAATCACAAGGTAATGCAGCAGGCGCATACGTCAGCTTCAAAAGTCCTTATTGATACTGCAAAGCTCACCGCACCGGAAGGGCCGACAGGCAAACTGATTGATTCTATCGGAGTGGTAAAGCCTTCTTATGCGAAGTCTTCAGAGTTGGGATTGATCCACGTAGGGCCGCGAAGGGGAAGATACAAAGGGAATGTTGCTCACCTGGTTGAATATGGAACGAAGCCACGGAAACTAAAAAGCAATGGAGCGAACAGGGGTGTAATGCCGAAAAGACCTTTTATGGCTCCGTCCTGGGAGAGAACGAAAGACAATGTTGTGTCTTCTATAAATAAGTTTTTGGGAACAGCGCTTTGGAGGTTTATGAAACGGACGATCAGAAATGGTTAAGGGGATCACTCACATATTGACCAACGACAGCAATGTTCAGGCACTAGTTGAGCAAAACAAAGCCGGGAGCAAGTATAAGGTATACCCTAATATCTGTGATCAGCCTGAAACATTCCCTTATTCAGTTGTGAGGCTTGCCGGCAAAGTTCCGGAGCAATGTAAAGGTATTGACCCAACGACTTACAACTATCGTTACGATGTCCTTTCATTCCATAAGAACTATGAGGACTGTGAGGACCTGGACAGAGCCGTAGTGGCGGCACTGACAAAACCGGATGGTGGAACTTTTAACACAGTGGTTTTTCAGGATATAAGGCATGTGAACACAGTTGACAGTTATTCCGAAGAATATCAACTGCATGTCAAGGTTAGTTCATTTGAAGCAATGGTAAATGAAGATCAGGCTACTTAAAAAATGGAGAGAATGGGCAATAGGGACAGTGCTAGAAGTAGCTGACCCGAAGGCAAAAGAACTTATACAGGTTGGAACCGCTGAACGATATGAAGGCGAGTACCCACCAAAAGAAAAGATGAAAACAGATTTTTTTAAACCAAAAAAGATAAAAGGAAATGGCAAGGGTTAAAGGAAACAGCCTACTCGTTTACGTGAACGATGTGGCTATAGGGTGTTTGAATAATAATGAATTTCAATCGACCAATGAAGAAATAGATGCCACCTGCAAAGACAATGACGGGGCATACGATTCAATCAGCGGTGGCAATACTGCTTCTATCACATTCGATGGAACATTTGACACTGATTCAACTTACGGGCTTGAAGAACTTTTGTCAGTTCATAAGAACAAAACAGAAGTAGCCGTCAGGATGGGTGTCGCTGGATCTGGTGGGCTTTACGTACAGGCCGCACGCGCAGCGCTGAATACACTCAACTGGTCAGGCCCATTGAATGCGGCTACGGTGTTTAATGGAACGTTCAACATCCGGGGAACCTGGTCTTACGGTACTCATACTTAATAGTCGTAAATGCTAAGAGGAGAATACACAGTAACAGCAGGCGGGAAGGAAAGGCATTTCAAGCTATGCACTTTGTCGGACAATATATTTTGTCAGCAAGAAAATATCAAACTGAGTGAATATGTGGGACGGCTGAAAGAACCACTACCATTCACTCAGGTCCACTTGATATACTCACAAGCGATTGCTTACGCAAGAATCAACAGAGTGGCTATTGACTTTACTATCGAAGATGTAACCGTATGGCTTGATGAAGTTGGCGAAAGTGTGTTCGTTGAAAAAATCACTCAAATAGCAGAGGTACAGCTTGAAAAAAACCAGACAGCCCCGCAGTAGACGGGGCACAATGGGAATGGGAAGACTGCGTAAAGTTCGCGGTTGTCCGCTGTAAGATAAGTCCTGAGGAATTTTGGCGTTTAACATGGTTCGAGTTTCGGTGCTACATCGAAAGAGCAAATGAGGAAGTTAAGAATGCTAATAAGTCATGGGAGGATGAATGGGAACGCACAAGGGTATTATGGGTCGCTGCAATGGGCCACTTTAAGAAAGAGGGCGGTGGTGAATTTAAGCCACAAGATTTAATCACGTTGAGTTTTGATGAAAAAACATCGGACAGCAACGAAGAACAAAAGTCATTTAAAGAAGTGAAGGCACAACTGGGATCGAAATTTAAAATAGATGGCGTCAAATAGTATCCTTGCGAAAATGTCGGTTCTTATTAGCGCGAACACAGCCGCGTTTAATCAGAGTCTACAGCAATCGCAATCCCAGCTTCATAAGTTCACCAACAGCATAAACAAAATATCTAGTACGCTTGGTGTAGCTTTTGGTGCGCATACTATTTTCCAGGGTCTAAAGGCCGGGGTTGGCGTTATCGCTGACTTTGAGCAAAAGATGTCAGAAGTCCAAGCCATTACTGGCGCAACCGGGCGAGCACTTGAAAAACTCAAAAAGAATGCGCTTGATCTTGGAGCATCCACAAAGTTTACGGCCGCACAAGTAGGGGAGCTACAAATAGCATACGGAAGACTAGGGTTTACGGAAAAAGAAATCCTACAGGTTACAGCAGCCACATTAGATCTGGCTGTTGCTACCGGGGAAGACCTTGCAAAATCCGCAGACATAGCTGGGTCCACATTACGTGGATTTGGGCTTGACGCTTCAGAGATGGAAAGAGTGATAGATGTAATGGCATCTTCATTCAATAAATCTGCATTAGGTCTTGAGAACTTCAGTGAGGCAATGAAATACGTTGCCCCGGTTGCGGCCGCGAATAACATTTCACTCGAAGAAACAACTGCGCTTTTAGGAACCCTCGCGGATAATGGTATCCGTGGATCAATGGCCGGAACTTCATTAAGAAAAATAATTTCTGATCTCGACAAAGGAACCAAACCACTAAACGAGAAGCTAAGGGACCTTGCTGCAAAAGGATTCAATTCCGCTGATGCTATGGATGAAGTAGGCCGCACGGCTTACGCCTCATTGTTGACATTAGTGAAATACACTGATAAAACAGATTCCCTTGCACAATCATTAGGTAACGCCACAGGGGAAGCCTCCAAGATGGCTAAGGTAATGGAGGACAACCTAATAGGCGATTACGTTAAACTAACTTCAGCTATTGATGGTTTGATTTTAAAATTTAGTGATGCAAGCACAAGCTTAAGAGAGGCTACGCAAAATGCAACGAAATTTATAAACGCTCTATCTGATGATAGGGTTGTTAGCCTGATATCAAAGTGGGCTAAGCTTGTGACAATTGTTCCCAGAACTGCACTTAAGGGGATTGGATTTGTAGCCGACAAGTTTGACATAGGTGAGACTATTGGCGGGGCTGGTTCCTCATGGGATGAGGTGCCTAAAAAAATAGAGGCCGTATCTGTAGCCTTGAAGAAGGAGGCAATGACATTAGAGTGGATTGAAAATAAAATCAAGGAGGTAAACGAAGCGTTCAAGGCAACTGAAATTACAGATACAGGAAGGCTTAGAATGCTAGCACTGGAAAAGGATCGCTTGGAAGACCAAGCCAAGTCTATTATGAAGATAATGGCAATGGCAAAAATGAACGCAGAGTTCTCGCCTAAGCTAACAGCGCCTAAATCTGATTTGTTTGATTCTGATTCTTGGATGAAAGGTCTGCTTGACAGAATGCAAACCTTAAAAGGCCCGGTAATATCTACGGCCAAAGAAATTGAAACAGCATACCTGGACATGTCGTCAGCCATCGCAAATTCAATTACAATGGTGGCGAATGATCTTGGTGAGGCATTGGGAGGAAATAAAGAAATTAAATTCGGAGACTCTATAATTAAAGCGCTGGCGGCATTCGCCAGTTCAGTAGGTCAGGCATTGATAGGTATAGGAACAGCGATGCTGGCAGCGAAAGTGATGATAAAGAATCCGGTCACTGCGATTGCAGCAGGTGTGGCT